AAATCCGATGCTAACTCATTTATTTTTGCTCGCATATCTGCAGCGAGTACAGAACCTTTAATATGTAAAACTAAATGTAGTCCCCCTGTCTTAGAACGGTAAGGGACCAATGGATATTTTTTTTCTCTAATCTTTTTTATAACTGGGGTTGGATCTTTGCCGTAAATAATATTATCGACATCAATACAACCCCAAGAACAAGTCTTATCCCTACGAGTAGGGATAAGACCAATGCTGATTTCTCCGCCGAGGTGTTTTGCAATTACAGAATCTGTAACTGTTTCGTTGATCCGTCTGTATCGTCCTTCCGCTTTACCATCACGCTCCCTCTCACCATTGTGAGAGAAGAGGTAATAGTTTTCCCTTTGACAATCAAACAGATCGAGAAAATCAGCAGCGCGCATTAAAACGGAGTCTCTTCCTTACCTTGCGAACTACTAGTTGTTACACTAGCTGTTTCCGTTTTAGCCGTTGCTGACTCACCAGCATCACTGACACTTTGCATTTTAGAAGCTGATTCTCTGAACGCCACAGATCTTTGAATTGCTTCCGCAGGTGCCATCCCAGCGTAGTTTATAACCCAGCCGTACCAAGTACCAAGATTGTTTTTCTCCAACGTTGTGCTGAGTGTATAAATTTGTGCATGGTTAGGAAGTTGCTGACGTTTGCCACCAATCTCCTCATATTGAGCAAGTTGCATGGTATTCCACCTTTGCGACTTTTTGAACTGAGTTCTAGACATAGTGATTATACCATTATCTAGAACGTTATTATTCTCATCTAACCTTGTTACAAAGTGATGAGCCGTTCTCTCAATATAGTTACCATTTTCTAAACGGTCCTTACCCCTTTCGTCTTTTGTCGTTTTACTTACAATGTTTTCTGAAACATCATAAGAACCTACAGGTCTATTTGTGCCAGACTCTCTGTCTGCCCACTCTAGATCTTTAACGTAGAAGTAAGAAGGTATAACTCTAATCTTATCAAACACTTGACCAAGTGCTGAGTTTAAAATCATACCAGGTTTAGCTGATTCTATATAGTTTGCTGAACCAGGTTCAATTACATCAGATTGTTTAGCAACAACCTTGAAGTAAGGCATAGACACGGATTGTGAGTCTATGTTGTCAAACGAATTCTTTAATAATGCATTTAAATCTACATTAGCTAAAGTACTCTCTGACTTTTTGTTTACCGCTTTGGACATATTATTTTTCCTCCTTTATTACGGTTTGAGTTTGGACATATGCACCAAGTAAATGATCTGGAATGTCGACACCTTTTTGCACTTGTTCTTTAACAAACGCTTTTAACTGCATCGCATTTACAGATTGTTTTTTATTGATAACAATGTCTTGTAGTTGAGGTTTTGATTTAATCATTTCCTCAAGTAGTTTTGCTTTTTCATCCTGACCCTTTGTGAAAGGGACAGCGATTTCGTTACGAATTAAGTCCCCATGACCATTCGCACGTAACCACCCATACGCTGCATCTTCATTAGCTTTTGAGATACGCGCAAAGTAGTTTGTTTTTAGTCCAACGTAACTGCCGTCTTCGAGTGTAAAGTCTCTCATACCAAGCGAAGTGAGAAGCGCTGGTATTTCTTCTGTAGATATACGTTCTTCATCATTCTTCATTTGTTTAAGTTTCGCCTCCAACTCATCGATATCACCGCGAATCGATTGTAGCTGTTTGCACTTACTACTCAAAGAAGCAATGTCGTTGTCTTTTACATTAATCGACATATGTGCCTCCTTAATGATTGACATATAAACTTTTAAAAATATAAGTCAAGCCATGGGATATAAGAAATACAATTTTAAAACGACACCATACGAACATCAAATGAAAGCTTTAGAAGCTTCACATGCAAAAGATTATTATGCCTTATTTATGGAAATGGGTACAGGTAAATCTAAAGTTCTACTAGATACAGTAGGTATACTCATGGACAACCACAAGATACAGGGTGCTTTAATTGTTGCACCCAAATCTGTTTATTCTGTTTGGGCAAGAACAGAAATTCCAACTCATTTTCCATTCACACAATCCACAGATATTATTATGTGGAAAAATACTGCAACGACTAAATTTAAATTAGAGATGCAACGTTTAATGAGTGAGAACGGTAGATTTAAAATTTTTATTATGAATGTTGAAGCGTTGCAAAATGCAGGTAAAGCATTTGAAGCCGCTCAAAAATTTTTAAAAAAATTTAATTCGTTAATGGCGATTGATGAATCTAGTAAGATAAAAAATCCTAACGCAAATAGAACAAAAAATATTCACGTATTAGGAGAGTTAGCCCCGTACCGTAGAATACTGACAGGGACCCCAGTAACCAATAATCCTTTAGACGTTTACTCACAATTAGAGTTTTTAAACAAAAATATTTTAGGGTTCTCATCATTTTATACCTTTCGTAATCGTTATTGTGTATTTCACGAAAGCGTCCAAAACGGTCGAGTAGTCAAATTCCCCAAATTCTTCACTAATCTTGATGAACTTGAGCGCAAAGTGAAAGCTCATTCTTATAGGGTTACCAAAGATGAATGTCTAGATTTACCTGATAAAGTTTATCAAAAAAGACACTGTGAACTTACTAAAGAACAAAAGAAAGTTTATGAAGATCTTAAGGTCCAGGCTATGGCAATCATTGATGACGACAGTGTAAGTTATACTAATAAACTGACTGAAATTTTAAGACTGCATCAGTTATGTAATGGCTTTGTCATGTCAGACGATGGAAACATTATTGAATATAAGAACAACGAGAAGCTACAAGAGTTAAAAGATGTTATCGAAGAGTGCCAGGGGAAAGTAATTATCTGGGCAACCTATACTTATAATATTAAAATGATTGAACAGTTTTTAAAAGCTGAGTATGGATCCGAATCGGTTGTAACGTTTTATGGCCAAGACTCTAATGAGAAAAGAATTGAAGCAAGAGAGTCATTTCAAAATAGTAAGAAGGTAAGATTCTTTGTCGGTAATACTCAAACAGGGGGTATGGGTTTAACTTTAACCAATTGTAGTACCATGGTTTATTATAATAATAATTATTCATACGAACTTAGAGAACAATCTGAAGCACGAATCCATAGAATAAGTCAAAAGAATAAATGTACTTACATTGATATTGTTGTCAAAGATACAATCGATGAAAAGGTTATTGATATTTTAAAAAATAAACTTAAACTTTCGGCGAAGATCTTGGGGGAAAAAGCTCGGGAATGGATTTAATTGCGCAGCTTGCACAGTAATAAAAATTTTCGTGAACAATCTCTGCTTTAGACTCGCATATCGTGCAGATTGGTTTGACGATCAGAACTCTCTTTGTTTTTATAGTATAGTTCGACTCGATCAAGCCAGATTTTTTTGTACTTTTCATAATTAAATTTATTTAATTCAAATTCTTTAAATTCTAATTTAGGTGTCACCATAAATATCTTACCCTGTTCAACTTCACCATACATTTCTGTATGAGCCATTGAATAAGCTACAAGCTGACAATAATAATTTGTAACCCATTCCTCTCTTTTCATTTTGTTTGCCTGTTTGTAATCACCAATCGTGAGTTGATTTTCATATAAACATATTAAATCGGCTGTCCCTGCCCACATATTTTTATAATTAAGTGAAATCTCACATCCATACACATAATTTAATCCAATCATGTTGTTTAAAATCGTATTTGCCATTTGCTGGGCCTCAGAAGGCTCAGAATTAAAAAGTTCGATTTGCTGACCTAACAGTCGTTTTTCTATGGTATCATGCATTAGCGTGCCTCTTTCGGACGCTTTTTTCTTGATTCTCTCCGCTTCTTCTACTCCAACCCGTTTAATCCAGGCATCTAGCTTAGATCGGTCTTCAGTTGCTGAAAGTATAGTTGTAACGGAAGGTACCTTGGCTTCGCCTGTATTATACAGCCTTTGGCCATCGACACTCTCTCTTGAAAAATTTTGATACGGATATTTATCTAGTTGTAATGCCCAACTTAGCTTCTTTATATTTCCCATACAGGGACATTACTAAAAATGATTAGATAGTAAAGCTAAAAATATAGCAAAAAGACCACCCACAACCATTTTTTCTAATCTGCAAATTCTACCTTCTAATTGATCTATTTTTTGAAACGTTTGTTTTTGCATTATTCTGCAAAGCTTTTCATGTGAATCAATTCTTTGTAATGCTGATTTACTTCTTGCCATTATACTGCTCCTGTTTTTCCTGCTATGGCTTCTCCTAATGGATCACCAGGGAAAAGTGTTTTATATACACTTTGAGTTGCACCTGCAATACTTGCTTGTGCTTGTTGTGCTTGTTCGGGTACATTTACAGCTGAAGGGGTTTCTAAAAACTCTTGGACTTGTGGTGTAATTTCTCTTGGTGTTTGTTGATTACCCATCGCGTCTAAAATATCTGTTCTAGTATTTGCAACCGACAAACCTCTATTGAACGACTCAATATCACTTACATCTTCTGCTTTTAAATCTTTTAATTTTCTTAAATCAGGATTAAATCTTTCTTTAACAGATGGAGGTACAGCCTCATAAAGACCTTCTTCAGTAGGAACTGCCTGCACTGTTTCACCTTGTAAATATTTTATAACATCTTTCTCAGGAATATTACCTGGAGATATTTTTGGAGCATCGGGATCATCAGCAAATGCGTAATTAAATAAATCTGCAAATGCTCCTTGTCTTGATGGTAATAAAGCTTTTTTAGCGTTTTCATCTAAACGTTGACCTGTTGTATAAAGATCTAACCATTTCTGTGCCATCTTAGGTGAGTTTAAGAAACGTCCTCCAGCTTTTAACATCATGGCACCTAACACAGCTCCTAATATTCCACCGCCAGCACCACCTACTAACATACCTGCTGTTATACCGCCACCAGCTCCCAATGCAAAGATTGCAGCTCGTGTTACATAAGTTGATGAATCACCTTTAGGTGTATAAAAATCTTTTTTTAAGGCTTCAATAATCGTTTCAATATTTTCAACATGTTTACCCGCAGCCTTATCACCTAATCCTTTAGCAATTTTAAAACCTTCAACAAGTTGTTGTCTTCCTGAAGGAGATGTAATTCCAATATCATCTGCAAACTTTTGAAATTTAAAACCTTGATATCCAGATAGTCTTAACTGAACTTCTTCTAATTGTTCTTGGGCTGCTCTCCTTTCAGCTTTAGGAACAACTCTTCCCCCTACCACACCCTGTCTTGCTTTTTCAGTTATAGATACAACATCGTCTGGAAAAGGTTTTGCTCTTGGACCCAATGTATCAATTTCTTTTTTAATAAATATTTCTTGAGTAATAGGTAAGTCATCTTTAATTGCTTTAATAATAACATCAGGTGTTAAAGCTCTTTTTTGGTATTTAATTTTATCAACTAATTGATCTGAAACTTTACCCATAGGCATATCTTCTTTTAATAATTCAGTCACTGTCTTTCTAAAATCAGGACTTCTTTCATCTAATATTCTTATAGTGTCATTTAAATCAGCACCTTTTGTAATGAACGGTTCAACCATCTCAGCGCCACCAGGTACACCTTTAGTTGTTCTAACAATTGCGTTTTTGTTAAATGCATCAAAGAATTGTCTATACATTAATAAACTCATGACATAACGAGCTCTGTCTTGAGTTTCTTTATCAAAGAATTTAGCACCACCCATAAGCTCATATAATTCTTTAACACCATCACTTGTTCCAGTTTTAGGATCAAAAGCTGATTTAAATAATGCATTCATACCTTCAACATCAGAAAACTTTTGTCTTCCCTCTATATTCAAAGCTTGTCTGACAGTGAGTTCATTTGAATCTATTCTACGCATAATGTTTGCTAATTTATTGTTGTGGTAAAAATTAACGGATTGACCAAACACGTAGTTTGCATTTTGATAAAATTTATTTGCATCTGTAATTTGTCTTTGAAACGCTCTTAAAAAATTATCAGCTTCTTGTTGTCCTAGTTCCTTCTTAACGGTATTGTAGAATTTTGCTAATCTTGGATTTGTATCCATTAATTGACTTGCTTTAGGATTTTTTACAACTGCATTGTAATCTTTCTCAAAAGCTTCTTGTATTCTAATAACTTTACCTTTAACTTCATCAGAAGATTTTTGAAAAGTATTGACCCAATTTTTATTCCAATCTCTTCTTAACTTAAAAAACTGAGCAGGTGTTAAATAATTACCACCGTTTGCTCTTCTTGCTTCTGCAAGTGTAGCTGAAATATTATCAATATAAGCATTCAATGGATCAAACGTTTCTGATCTTAAACCTCTAGCTTTAAGTCTTCCAAACTCATCACCTACAGTGCCTTTACTAATTTCTCTAACAATATTGTTCGATGTTTTTGATAAGTTACTCGTGTAAACAAAAGGAATAACAGTTCCTTCAGGAAACACAGAATCAATAATTCTTTGGTCAGCATCTGAAAATGCTTGTCCAGGCTGAGCTGGTGTTCCTCTATATTTAGATACGATTTTATCCTTATAATCATTTAATACATTAGAAACAGCGTCGTATTGTTCTTCAGATTTTCTATACATTGAACCATATATTTTTGATGATTTAGAATAAGTATCTGCAACTGTACCTCTAACTGCTTGTGCTAATACCTCAGTATGGACTAATGGAACAGAAGTTGCAGCTTGTAAATTAGATTGAAGACCTGCTAATGCAGCTCCTGTAAATTTTTGTTGAAATCTCAAAGGCTCTCCAGCTGCAGCAGGTAATACCGATACGACTTGGTTAATACCTTTATACAACCCAGATGCACCACCAATACCTTCAGCAGCTTGTACTGATGAGATAGGTAAACCCTGTTCTATAATTTTTTCATTTAGTTTAGCTTGGTTAGCTGGATTAAGTTTAAAAAACTTTCTTGAACCTTGTGCTAAACCATTAAAAACACCAAATAAACCAAACGCACCTGCGTTCCACATTAATGCATTCTTTGCATTTTCTATGGCATGATAAGTTGTTTTTTCTAGTGGAGACATTTTATTAAATTGATTTTGATCAATCTTTGCCATGTCTTCATTCGCACCAGCAACAAAACGAGCTGGAAAGTTAATTGCATCATAAGTTACAGACCCTGCACCAGCTCCTGTAGCACCTAATGCTTGTGATTTTAATTCTGTTCTTAGAGCTTGAGAAGTCACTAACTTTTGTGCTGTAGCTCCTGCTCCTATAGTATTAGCAAATCCATCTAATACTTTAGCTGTGTTTTGAAAAGCTTTTAAACCTCTAAGACCAGGTAATTTTGTAAGCAAATTAGATACTGCATTAAAAGTATTCTTACCTGAAGCTTGTTGAATTTTAGGCATGTAAGATACCCCTTTTCCTTGGAGTGCTAATTGTCTTGCCTCTGTTGCGAGCTTCTTACCATCCATGATATAAGGCGCAAATGATCCAACAATATCACCAGCTGCTACTAAAGTTCCTCGTCTTAATCCTAAAGAGAAAGCCGATGTTGGCGTTAATGGCGCTAATTTTTCTTTTACATCTTTTGCTATTTCTTTACGTGCTAAGTTTCTTTCAGCTTGCATCTCCGCTACTGAACCATATCCTGTAAGCATTTTATCTTTAAAAGCTTGGTCTAATGCAAGTCTTTGCTCACTTGATAAATCTTTTGGATTAATTAATTTATTATCAAGTCTTCCTTGTATATCAGCAAGTTTTTCTTTTGAAATAGGCATTAGATTCCCTCCAACACACTAGTATAATCTTGAGTTTGTGTTTTCTTTTGATCTTGTTTTCTTAAATAATTTTGTACAGGACTTAAATGTCTATACTTAGATAATACATAATCTCTTGAACCACCGTTTCTTACATATGCTCCAGCATTCTTTTTAAATTGTCCATTAAGATCTCTTTCGATTGCTTCATAGTTTTTAAGAATTTGTTTTGGATTATCTAAAATATCAAATATTTTTGTTCTAGCTTCAGCATCTCTAATATCAGCAACAGTCAAACGGTCTTGACCTTTGTTTGCATTTGCGATGATATATTTCATACGTTGTTCAATTAATCTTAGCTGTGCTCTAGCTACTCTTTCTTGGTCATTTGATTCTAATGCATCATTAAGCTGTTCTGTAACTTTTTGATCTTCCTTTTGAAATTTACCTAAAAGTTTTTCTGCTTCCTTAGTTCTAGATGCTAATACATCTTCAGATAAAGTTGCATTGCCTGGATTGATTTGCATAATTTGTTCAGAGATATCGTTAAATGATTGAACTTTAAAATCATCAATTGGACCTAATGATGATAAAAATGATTCTCCAGCACCTTGAAATTTATCTGTAAGCTCTCGAATTCTACCTTCGGGTCCAATTGTTGCTAAGGGTGCAGCAGCAACGATTTGAGCAAATTCAATACCTCTTGCTAAATCATTAAGTTGTTTAAATGCAACTGACTTTGTTTTTTCATCTGGTTTTTCAGGTCTACCGTTTCCAGTGTATTGAGTTAATACCTCACCTTGATCTGTCATTTGTGAATCTAAATATTGTCCTGTATCTTTATTTACTGGAATGTATCGGCCTGCTTCTGGAAACAAATCATCACCTTCATTTGTCTCAACAACAAATTGTCTATTTTGAGAGGCTTTAACAGTAGCAGCTTCTTTTGCTTTTTGTCTGGATTTAATTAATTGTAAAGCAAGATTATTATCAAATTCTTGTTGAGCTTGATTTAAAACAATAGCGGTATCAACAGCAGGGCCCATTGCTTGACCTGCGATATCAGCTAATCCAGCAATACCTTTTTCTCTACTTTTTCCTGTTAATAATCCTGAAGCAAGTTTTAACATAATTAAATTTGTATTACTTGTATTACCTGTAGTTTGTTGAATTGAGTTTTTCATTTTTAAGAAATCTTGTCTGAAGTCTTCATCAATCATAGATTCAGCTTGAGCAGCTTGTTTATCTGCTTTATCATATTGTTTCGCATAGGTTACAGCTAAATCATCTTGTTCATCTGAACTCATTTTAGAAGTATCTAATACAGGCTCTACCTGACCTATCATTTGATTTTGAACAGTGGTTTCGTCTGGCATTTGTGTTTTAGGTTGGCCAGCTTCTTGTTTTGGTGGTGTGACTTGTTCAGTATCTTTTCCTTCTTGTTGTGTTACAAAGTCTTCAATACCTAGAACTTTATATACACCTTGTTTTTGTTTATCTGTAAGTTCAGCTGATTTAACTATATTGATATAATCTTGAACTTTTCCATCTTTACCCAGTTCTTTAAATTGTGTTTCTAATGTATTTAATTTTTCTTCAGGTATTCTAAATTCTTTCTCCTCTCTTACTGCTTTTACAGCTTCCGCTTCAACGGGTGCAGCAAAAGCTCCACCAATAGCTATAGGTGCAGCGAATGGAGTTTTTCTAGTGATTGCCTGGGCTGCGCCTGCAACACGTTTACTACCAGGAAAAGCAAACTTAGCAGTTCTTCCTACTAATCCTGTACCTCCGTAAAGAGCAGATAAGCCACCCGTATAGGTAGCAGGTGCCTCTGGGTTAAACAAAGATTGCTCGCCCATAGCTGCTCTTCTTGTTTCTTCAACTCCTGCTCCAGCTGTTCCTACTTCTAATGCAGTTAATCCTTTTGCAACACCTGGTTTTTGTGAAACTCTTTTTGCACCTGATAATAATTGACCACCTATAGTAGGTGTGCCTGCTGCTTTTCTCCCAGCTTGTGCTGTTCTAAATGCTTGCATACCAGCTCTTGCAGCTGGAATGACTCGACCACCTACAGCAATAACTCCACCTAAAACATATCCTGGAATGTCATTTTTTTTGATTTGCTGAACATGTCCAGCCTTTTTCCTAAACAAAGGTCTGTTTAAAACTGGGTCTTTCATTAGGCCCCCGTTTGTTGACCTGAGATTACATTAATCTGTGGCGCTCTCGCTTGTGCTGTTTGATATGCAGCGTATGCACCTAATCCTGCTCCAGCAGCTTGTGCTAATGGATTTGTACCAGGTGTTGTCGCTTGTGTAATTCCTGATTGTGATGTTGGTCCACCTTGATATTGTGATTTTAAGAACTCTGCTCTCTGGAATGGTTCATAAGCTCTTTGTAATTCTGTTGCTCTTTGTGCATCAAGTGCTTGTTGTGCAAGTTGTCTTTGTAACCCACCTGCAGCCATAAGTTGATTGATATCACCTTGTGCCATTTGTTGTTGTGCTGTCCCTAACTGGGCTGCGCCTGTAGCGGCCTGCATTTGTTGACCGACAGCAGTTTGACCAATACCTAATCCAGTTTGAAAACCAGACAAAGCTCTATCAAATGCTTGTTGTTGAGCCTGTCCAATCGTTGCAAGTCTTGCTCTTTCTGCTTCTGCTCTTTGAACACCTTCTCTCCCACCACCAAACGCCCCTGCTCTTACAGCTTGACCTGCCAATTGTGTTTGACCAATTTGTGCTTGCCGATTAATTTCATCAATCACATAAGATTGCATTGGATTTAAAAATTGATTGAATCCTGCCGAGGAAGGTCCTTGTAATGCCATAGTGCCAATACCCCCTGCTGTTTGACCAGCTTGTTGTAAACTTGTAATACCTTGCGCAACGGGTGCGGCTCCAATGCCTGTCATTCCCGCTTGTTGAATTCCTTGTTGTTCTAAACCACCCATGGGTGCAACTTGTACTGCTGGTATGTTAACTGGTGTTTCAGCTAATGATTTTGAAATATCCATGAGTCCAAGTTTTCTCTCTTCAATACCTGGAGCTTCTCTAATAATTGATGTTTGTACTTCAGGTACGGATGATCCACCACCTCCACCACCAAAGTATTCTTTTAGTCCTGAATTAGGATTAATAGATCCAGAACCACCTAACATTTTTAAAATTCTAGATTCAAATGTGTTGATATGTGCAAGTTCAGTATCTCCTTTTCTTCCAGCTTTTGATACTTCACCATGTAAAAATTTATAAAGTTCAACTTTGTCTTTTAAAGATAGTTTTGTTTTAATTTCATTAATTAAATTTGTTTTATTCATAATTCTTTCTCCACTTGAACATGTGTAGCTTTGTAACCTCTTTCTTTAAACATTGGGACATAACCAGGTCTTGCAAAGATTTCCATCTTTTTACAACCTTGTGCTTGAGCCCACTTAGCAATGTCGTCAACGTAATGAAACCAGTCTTTATAGTTTTTACCAGTGACAATTTTAGTGTCACAAACTTTATAATTTGGATAGTCTCTAATTTCTGTAACACATACGCAAAGCACAGAGTTACTTTCATTGACAACCAACCATAGCTGCATTGTACCTTGTTTACAAAATTCTTTAATATGTTTCTCATCAACAAATCCTCCAGCCCTGATACAAGCTTTGTGTACTAAATCCTTTGCTAAATTCCATACACCCTCAATCTCCTCTTTATTGAACTTGATTAGTTCTGTTTTCATTTATAAGTTTAAAAATTCTTTTAAATTTATCCTGTTGGTCGTAAAAATATTTAGCACCTTTTTCTCTCATTTGTGTAGAGTCTTTTGGATTAGCGCCTGCTAAAATACCTGCACCCAAAACAGCTTTTGCAGTCGTTACAAACTCACCGTCTGCAAGTTGTGCAAGCATAGTATCTTCATCACCGTTACCATTACCAGACTCATCTATAACAAAGTTAGACGCTCTTCTATAAACTGAATAATCTTTTTCATCGTTAGTAGTTTTACTTGGTAGTTTATTAACAAGTGCGCCATTATTAAATTGTGCTAAACCACCATCTTTAAATCTCGCTTGATAATTAGATCCAAGTCTTTCTTCTACTGTCTCCCCAATTGGGATTTGTGTGTCTTGACCTGTATTGTAATCTCTTATTTTAAATTTAGTAACAATATCTTTTACTTTTGGATAGTTAAGATTTAATTTTTCTGTTGGAGCTTCTTCATCGTCATCACCCATAGCGCCTAGTAAAGGTAGTGCTGTAGCACCTAATGCTAATGTTCCTCCAGTGCCTAATCCGAATAAACCTTTTTTCTTAGCACCTTCTTCAACTGATTTTTTAGCAACATCTTGCGGAACTGTTTTACCACCTAATTCAGCTGGTTTTGCTACGGGTGCAACACCTGGTGCTTGACCACCTAAGAATGCTTGTTTTGCACCTTCTAAACCTGTTGCTTGTGCTGATCCTGCGGGTCCTAGTTGACCTACACCTGCAGCACCTTGTAATCCTTGTAGCCCACCGTATGCTAAAAACGGGGCTGCGCCTCCGTACTTTTTATCTGCCATTCCAGCGGCAAGAGCTTTGCCGCCTTCTAATGCAACATTCATTCCTGTTGCTTGACCTTGACCAGCTATTAAAGAACCTAATCCTCCACCTGTTCCTCCAGATGCAGCACCAGCTGTTCCTGCACCAGGTAATAAAGCTTGCATACCCGCAAGACCTAAAGCCTTACCTGTAGACATTCCCATAGCTTTGTTGACTCCAAAGTTGATTAAGAAGGGTAGTACCATTGCTGGCAGTGCCATATTATTAAGCTCCTATTTACACGTGTTTAGGTAAGATTATCACTATTTTGATTAGTTATCAACTCATCTGCAAAACGACCTGTATACCTATGTTCGCCTACATGTGCTAAATAATCATTGACCCAAGCATAACATTTACCACCAATATCTTTCCATCGTTTACAGAAGGCAAAATCCTCACCTAAATAATGTTTTTTTTCAGGAATATACATGGTGTCAAAAAAGTTATAAAAATGAGGTAATCTTTCATTCTTTCCGTTCATGATTTGGTCTTGATCAATTCTCATAGATTCACCATAATGTTCGATCATTTTTTCTAAACAATCTCTTCGTATCATCATAAACCCTGTCGGAGAATGAGTAACTTCAATACAACCGTTTTCTACTTTAATAGCGTTGTTATCTGGAACCTTCATTGGATATCTATAAAATGCTTTGTTTTCTAAATCTTTTGCTGATTTTATTTGTTCGTTTTGTATCATGTAAAATGCTTTATCATAATTCATGTCCTTTAATGGATAAGGTATAGAGATAAGTTGTTTGTTACAATTGACTAATCGTTGTGCTGCACCTGGTTCAAATGCAATATCAGAATCAATAAACAACATATGAGTTGCTTTGGATTGTAAAAAAGCAGATACACACATATTACGCCCTTGTGTAACAAGAGAAGATTTCATAATTTGAAAGTAAACTTTATATCCGTTTTTAAATCCGTGTTTTTGTAATTCTAAAAGTGCTTTTGTATAATGAATGGATACTTCACTATGCACAGGTGTGGCTACAAAAATAGAATAAGGTTTTTCGTTTGTTTGTGTTTTATTATCTTCTTGATCAAACCAAATCGGTTCATGATTTTCCATTCAAAGCTCCTTGTAAAAAGTTAGTCCATTCGTGTTTTCTGTTTTCCCAACTGTAAAACTTTTTATAAAACATTTGTTGAGACGTTAATAATTCTTGCATACCAGGGGTATGTAAGACATTAACAATACCTTCTATACCATGCGCAAATAATTTAGCTAGGTCCTTATAGTTTCTTTGGTATTGAATATAAGTTGGCCATTCAGAACACGTTTCAAATAATGCACCGTAGTTGGTTACTATACCGTGTAATCCATGGGCTAGCGCCTCTATAGCTGCAATACATGATGTCTCTTCCCAAATGTTTGGATACGTAAAAATATGATAGTTATACATATTCTTTAATAATTCTTCATTAGATACAAAACCTTTATAATTTACATTAGATAATTGCTCTGCTTGATCGAATAAGGGTTTATATAATTTGTGATTAGCCTCATCAAATGCTGAGCCGTATATTTTAGTTGACGAGTAGACATCGCAGGTAATCAAAGGATTTTTAATTAACTGCATAGCACCTAGCATTACACTAAGACCTCTCCATGGAGTTGAACTAAATAATAATTTTACAGGTTCGCCTTTTTTATAAACTGCTCTACCAGAAAAATTATCAATAGCATTTTTAATGACTGTGCATTTATGGTAAGGTAGCTGAAACATCATTCTGTATTTTTCAGCGCACCAATGACTATTAAATATGTACCAATCATATTTATCATGGTTAGATTTATCTTCCATCCATGGAGCCACATTAGGTTGATCATATGAATTTTGAACCCAAAGAATATTAATTTTATCTTTTGATAAGGGTTCTTTTTCAGGAACGGAAGTTGTGATTTGAAAATTATCTAATAATTTATTGTCTACGTATTTATACAGCTGATTATACTGTAACTCCGTACCGCCAATAGGTTTCATAAATTACTGCTTTATCGTATCGCCTTTAGTATGTAAAGAAGCAACTGTAATTTCTAAATCTTGTCTAAAATCATCTGAAGTAGTATCAGTGTTAGGATCAGCAACATCTGCATCAAAAGCTGATTTAGATTCATAGACTTTTCCTGTTCTTTTGTTTTTTACGATCTCTTTAGCAATTGCAGGTATTCTTGGTAATTCACTCATGATGGTTTTCCTTGTCCTCGTCTTTTCTTTTTCGTATATGATTTATTTGGAGATTTTGCAACCCTTCCAGGTCTTTTTCTTTGTTTCTTTTTTACAAAGTTATTAACCCCGAATTGTCCTTTTTTCTTAGCCATTTTCCTGTGATCTGTTTATCAGTGCGTAAGATATAATGCCATGACAAGTTCCCGCATTATTTACTTGCATGACTAAACTATCCCCTTCTTCTAAATTTAAAGGTTCGCCATTTAGAGGATACTCCGTAATATCTGCACTAATTGCTTTATGATAAACAACAAAGCTTGTACTTGCACTGCTGTCATGAAAATAGATATGTGTATCTACATTGTTGTTATGTTCATTCGCAAGTGTATACCCTTTAACAATAGCTCTAGATGAAACATCAATGGTTAACACTGTTGTTAGATTTGTCGTGTCTAATTTGTAACCTGCGTTTTTATATTGTATTGTCATGATAAAAAGAAATTAAACGTATCCTGTTCATTTTTCAAGTCTTGTTGAAAAGTGTAATTTAATTGTTGTTTTAATTGATCCAATGCCTGCAATTGCTGTTGTTGATTTATTGAATCATAAACAGGTGTTGGGTCAGGTATGGTTACAGTTATTTTAGCCATACATAAAATTTATTTCTTGTTTTAAAAAATTTATTCTTTTTTTTAGTAAATAAATACTTTTTTTATCTGTCTTTTGTTTTTTACACCATTGTAAAGTACGTTTTAAAGCTTCAATATCAGCTTCTTGATATGCAGGAGTCTCTATTATAACATTTTTTTTTATCATTATCTTCTACCGTCAGGTTGTACATCTGCCCTAAATGTACCATATCTCCAAGTCTGGCCTGAAGATGTGTTTTCTATTTTTAAACTTGCAGCTCGTCCTCTAGCTCTGGTATCTACTTTATCAGTTGAACTCGTAATGTCAAATGGACCCAAAGATGAAGAGGAAGCTGTGTCTGTGGGATAATTTTTTAAATTGATTGTTATTCTTGCACCACCATCAAGTCGTTTAAAGTCGGGTATAAATCTTCTAATTTTAGTAAATAGTTCTCCATCCCCATCGACATGTAACATAAAATCTCCAGATTCTACAAACGCTTCTATTGCAGTTACTGTATTTCCTACAACTTGATCAGTTCCTGTTTCATGTTCGTAATAAGTCGTAGAACCATTAATATTACTCACACCTTGAATTGTTGGAAATGTTGGAACTCCTGTTTGATTAAATTCTGTTTTATATGGAGCATCAAATAAATGAGCATCCGCAGCTGTGGTCCTTGCTAAAGAACTTGTATACCAACAATTTTCACCTCTGTTCCAAGTTACCGCTCTATCAATCACATCTGAGTTTGCAGACGGATAGTACCAAGTGACTTCTCCAAATAAACAATTTACTCCAGCATAAACTAATTTCTGTGCATTATAATTAAAGCCTAAATCACCAGGATTATTAGTTGTAAATACAAAATCTTCTACCGAACACTCTAAAGTTTTGACTGTTCCATCAAAATAATTAAATCCACCTGAATCATCCATCCAATAAACAAGTCCGTCTTTAAATGCCATTGCGTGTTGACCAACACATCCACAATTAGATCCTACTTTTCTGATACTAAATGTAAAAGGCGCTCCCACAAACTGAATCGTGTAAGCTGCAGTATCCGTAGTGACTAAGATATAATCTTTTGCTCTTATCGCTGCTCGAATTTCTGTTCCATCATCAATTCTAAAAGTCCCTGCGGTATTTGTTGAGGTGGGTTCATAAGAATTAAAATTTTCTTGATCGGAAAATCTTATAAACATTTTATCTTGAGTCGTACTATTTCCTACTGTTGTCTCAGTCCCAAGATGCAAAAGATGCCTATCTTGATCTGATACAATTGTCATGATTGATTTAGTTGGAGCTCCTGACATAACTGTTGCTCTGGTGGTTAACGCGGTAGGGGTGTTTTGTATAGGTTGCCACGTAAAGGTTCTACCATTTAAAATAGTTCCAATAAGTATTTGACCAAAATTATCTAGTGACCAATTTCCTGGTTGAATATCAGTACCTCCAGCTAAAGAATCTTCACCCCAAGCTGTCAAAGCAACAACTGCTGCGCCATCCGAGTGAGATGCAGGAGTTGTACTTTGAGATCCTCTAGTGCAGCCTGTTAAATCATTTGTGGAAATTCCAGTGTAAGATATAATTTCTGAATTTATTCGAACAGAACCAGATGTTGGAAATCCTGTTGTGTCAGTTAATGTAATAGTTGTGACTGAATTATTTATACCACCGTTTAAAGTTGTTTCTAATGAACTTTCTCCACCATATAAATCTGTGCCCCAACCATAGCCTTGTGCTCCTGATACAGGTCCCACTTTGACATATCTGTTTATGGTTGCTGCGCCATTAGATGTATTATTTGCCGTTGCATTAGTAGCCATGGTAACTGTAAATGTATCTGCACTTAATCTTGATGTTACTTCAAAGGTTTGATCTTCAAAATTTCCTGCTGTGTATCCAGCACCTGTTGGAGGTGTAACTGATGTAAAAGTAAAATAATCACCTTGTTGTAATTGATGACCTGTCAAATTTACAGTAACAATTGCCGATCCGTTAGTTGTGTCAAATGTTGCACCAGATTGCGCTGTCTCTAAGGGTGTTATGTCATAAAAATTATCTTGATAATATATAAATAATCCTCGCAATGTACCTATAGCGGCATAAACTCGTCCATCTAGATCTGTATATTGGTGTTGTGCTCTTGCTACGCTTGGTAATGTATGCGAAGTAATCTT